GTATTAGTATATGTTTTTATTCAAGCATTATATTTGTAATAAATATATTAATATGTTATTTTTATGATTATTACTATCATGCACTGTTTTTTTTATCTTTATTAATTACATCATTAATTCATCATAGATCTCCTACATTAATTACAAATATAATAGATAAAATAAGCGTAATTGGTGTTATGTTAAATGGTGGAATAATTTTTTATAATAAATGTTATCAAATTAATAATAATAGACAGATACTACTGTCATTATTGGTGGTAGTTACTTGTTTACTAACAGGTATTTTGTATGTTTACGGATATATTATGAATAAATATAGTTTCCATAAAAATTATGATATAGCATGTTTATACCATGTTATATTGCATTTAATTGTCTCGATTGGACATATTTTACTTGTTTTTATATAAAAACATATAAAAATTTTATTTGTGATATTTGTAAAATAGTTAAAAAACAGATTTTAGTTTCATTTAGTAATATAATGGATATCGAAGTAAAATTTGATAATGGCCAAGCTGATAGTGAAAGCTTAGAAATAGATAAAATAAAATTTCAAAAGATGGTATTTTTATACAATGCATTAGATAATGGATGGTCCATTAAAAAAAGAAAAGGTTCCTATATTTTTACTAAAAATCATGAAGGCAAAAAAGAAGTATTTGAAGAGACATATTTGTCTATATTTATGAAGGAAAATACAAGTATTAATAATTTCTTATCCTAATTATGTAGATAAAACAAACAATTTCATTAGTTTAATTAAATTGTTTATTGAAATTTTTTTTTCTTTTAGGAATGTATAAAATGGGAGGCGGATTAATGCAACTCGTAGCTTATGGAGCTCAGGACGTATACCTTAAAAACCTGTAGGGTAGAAAAACATCGGGGAATATCGAAAAAATAAGATATTCATAAAGCCTTTTGTGGACCCTTTTCTTTAGAGAAGGACCACTGATGTTAATCAGGGATAGCAAATTTAAATATATTTGTTATGAAAACCCCTGGTGAGAAAATCAAACTGCTTGAAACCCCTAAAGCTTATTCTACTAAACAATTTTTGTGAAAGAATTGCGGCCAAGACAAAAAACTTGGGTATAGTAAAAATGAATAAGATAAAATTACAATATGTTACAAAAATATGTATCAATTATTATATTAATTTAAATGGGCAATGAGCATCCAAGCTTCTTTATAATTTAAAATAACATAAACAGATTAAAATATATTAATACAAATATGGAAGAGAAACAATGTGATATGTGTGAAATGATCAAATCAATTGATAAATACAAACAATATACCGATAGAGACAACTCATATTCAAAAACATGTAAAAAATGTTTAAATGAAAAAGATAAACTAAGAAAAAAAAATCTAAGGCAAAAACGAATAGAAACTTTTATTGCAAAATGTGAAATATGCAATGAAGAAAAAGTTTTAAAAGATTTTGCAAAACTGAAAAAGTTTTATAAAAAAAAGATTTGTGTTTCTTGTTATCCGAACTTTTTAAGAGAGCAAAAGAATGAATGGTGTAAAAAAGAAAGTGCTACAAATATTAATTATAGATTAAAAAAATCCTTAGCTGCTCGTTTAAGAAATGTTCTGAATAAAAGTGATACCACTATGAATTATATCGGTTGTAATATTCAATATTTAAGAGAATGGTTTGAATACAATTTTACGGATGAAATGAATTGGGATAATTACGGTTCTTTTTGGTCCATTGATCACATTATACCAGTTTGTAAATTTGATTTAACAAATGAAGATGAAAAATTACAATGTTGGAACTGGACCAATTTAATGCCAGTGACAATAAAATTTAATTCATCAAAAAAAGAAATAGATAAAGATCAAATACAATATATTTTAAAACAAATAGAAAAATTTAAAGAAGAAGGTTCAACGACTAAATGGTTTTCGGAAGAATTTATATTTACTCAAACAGTTACAAAAAAACTAGGAAATATTATAATTTGAACTAAATGTAATTTTTTTTAAGATATAGTCTAATCCTTATTGAAAAATAAGGTAGAGGAAATGTACAGGTAATCCTCAAATTACTTTCTGGAAAGTAACTTATCGTCGTTACACTAACTTTGCTATTGAATCTATCGAACAAACATTCAATGGCCAGGCCGATTTCGGTCGTCGTGTGCAATGCACAATCTCGAGAAACGGTGATCTTGCTTACCGCACTTATTTACAAGTCACTCTTCCTGAGATCAATCAACTCATGGGTATCGCCTCCTTCGCTGTTGGCGTTGGTTCGGGTGTGTATGCCCGTTGGTTAGATTACCCCGGTGAACAACTTATTGCTCAAGTTGAGGTGGAGATTGGTGGTCAACGCATTGATCGTCAATATGGTGACTGGATGCACATCTGGAACCAACTTACCATCACTGCCGAGCAACAACGCGGCTACTGGAACATGATTGGTAACACCACTCAACTCACATTCATTACTGATCCTTCCTTCTCTGAAGTCGATGGTCCTTGCGACTCCTTGGCTCCTCGTCAAGTTTGCGCCCCCCGTAATGCTCTTCCTGAGACCACCCTTTACATCCCACTTCAATTCTGGTTCTGCACCAACCCTGGTCTTGCTTTGCCTTTGATTGCTCTCCAATACCACGAAGTCAAGATCAACCTTGATATCCGTCCTATTGATGAGTGCTTGTGGGCTGTTACCACTTTGAGTTGCAACTCAGATGCCTATGCCAACAACTTGACTGGTAGTTTGGTGAACGGTGGCCCCGGTGGTCCCCAAAACCCCGCTGTTGCCGGATATGCCAAGAACCAATATGCTCCTGGCCGCCCTGTGCCCGCCGCTATTGCCTACAATCAATCGTTGGTTGCTGCTTCTTTGTATGTGGATTACGTGTTCTTGGACACTGATGAACGCCGCAGATTTGCCCAAAACCCCCACGAGTATTTGATCAGCCAACTTCAATTCACTGGTGATGAGTCTGTTGGTTCATCAAGTAACAAGATCAAGCTCAACTTCAACCACCCTGTGAAGGAGCTTATCTGGGTCGTCCAACCTGATCAAAACGTTGACTACTGCTCGTCTTTAGTCTGTGATGCTCTTTTGTTCAAGGTCTTAGGTGCTCAACCTTTCAACTACACTGATGCCATTGATGCTCTCCCCAACGCTATCCATGCTTTTGGCGGACCTGCTTCTCTTGCTGCTGACAGTCGCTCATTCATTGATGCCCGTGGTCTTTTCCAAGACGCTGGTGCTCTTGATTATGATATCCCTACTGGTTTCACTGGCTACTGGCACGGACCCCAAAACCCTTATAATGAGAGTAACTTTGGCGGCCCTACTATTCCTTTCAACCCTGATGGCACTAACATTGCTAACATCACTGGTTCCGGAATTGACCCCACCATCCTCAACCAACTTAAGGATTTGGCTGCCTCAGGCCACAATGACAACTCCACTGTCTCCGATGCTGGCACTTTCGTGTTGACTGAAACCTCTATCGACATGCATTGCTGGGGCCAAAACCCCGTCGTCACCGCTAAGCTCCAACTTAACGGCCAAGATCGTTTCTCTGAGCGTGAAGGAACCTACTTCTCGTGGGTCCAACCTTACCAAGCCCACACCAGAAACCCTGATGAAGGTATTAACGTTTACTCGTTCGCCCTTCGCCCTGAGGAACACCAACCCTCAGGCACATGCAACTTCTCGCGCATTGATAACGCCACCCTCCAACTTGTTCTCTCCAACGCCACTGTTGAGGGAACCAAGACTGCCAAGGTGCGTGTCTATGCCACCAACTACAACGTTCTAAGAATTATGTCGGGCATGGGTGGCCTCGCGTATAGTAACTAAAGAATTATATTTATTTGTATATTATTCACAAAAATAACTTAAAGAGATTTCATATTATATAATTATAATATGAACCAACTAGAAACTAGCATAAATGTTAATGAACGTTTAAGAAATAAACCTTCATTTTGTGTTAATTGTGATTATCACTTTCTTAATTATGGAAAGTATGAATTTATTCTTGATGTTGAAGATTATATTGAAATTAGAGATGATTTAAATAAAACATTTAAACTTGACATAAATCATTTATATCCATATTATAAAGAAAATAATAAGGAAATAAATATTTTAGAGCATTTATATAATTTCAATTATACTGATAATATATATTCTTTTAAAAATAATAATAAATAT